CTACTCTAATATGAAAAAAGGTTTTCCAAAAAAAGCCTAAATGGCAAAGCAGAACTTTAGTAGCTACATACCTAGAGATAAACCTCCTAAACGAAAAGGTGTTCACAAGAAAAGTTTAAATAAAAGTGAAAAGTTAAATAAAAAATTAACAAGATACAAAGGACAAGGTAGATAATGAAAAGATATATAGTAGAAAAAATATACCATTACTCAACTATGCTAACTAGTTGGTCATGGCAAAAACTATATGGAAATAAGAAAACAGGGTTAGGGTATAAAACAAAAGTCCAAAAATAATCTCATCTTTTTTAAAAGAGAGATGACTAATTTAAAATCAATGGTTGCCAGTTACGACTGATAACTTCCTGACGAAAGTAAGATTAGGTTTAAAACAATAACAACAATAACAGAGGAGACATTAATATGTCAAACGCAACAGTATCGAGACTAGGTCTCGTAAACAACTCTGGAACTGGTGTTGATGCTTTATTTCTGAAAGTTTTCAGTGGAGAAGTCTTAGCAACATTTGGTAGAGAAAACCTTATGATGAATATGACTACTACTAGAACTATTGGTTCAGGTAAATCAGCACAATTTCCAGTTACAGGAACAATCGCAAGTGGTTATCATACAGTAGGTAATGAAATCGTTGGAACGCAAGTTAAGCACAATGAAAAAATTATCAACATTGATGATATGCTATTAGCCCACGCCTTTCTTGGCGAAATAGATGAACTGAAGAATCATTATGATGTCCGTTCTATTTATTCAAAAGAAATGGGACAGGCACTTGCAAAAAAAGTAGACCAACATCTACTTCAGCTAACTGTATTAGCTTCACAAGCATCAGCAACAATTACTGGTGGTTCAGGTGGAACTCAAATTACAGATAGTGATGCAAAAACAAACGCAACATCTATGATTGGTTCAGTATTTGAAGCAGTCCAAGCACTAGATGAGAAAGATGTACCATCTTCAGACAGATATTGCATAGTAACACCAGATGTTTACTACCAATTATCTAATGTAGATAAACTTGTTTCTAGAGACTTCTCTAGCAACAATGGAGACTTCTCAAAAGGTCAAGTTGTAATGATTGGTGGAGTTAGAATAATTAAATCTAACACTGCTGTAACAGCTTTCGCTAATAATTCATCAGCGATTGCAGGTACAAACAATACTTACAATGTAAATGCTTCAACTATTGCAGGTGTGGTATTCCACAAATCAGCAGTTGGAACAGTAAAACTTAAAGACTTAGTTTTAGAAAATACTTACGACCCTAGAAGATTGGGTAACTTGATGACAGCTAGACTGGCATTAGGTCATGGTATTCTAAGACCTGAAAGTGCAGTTTCAATTAAAACAGCATAGTCAATTACAATATTATAGGCGTGGAGAAATCTACGCCTGTAGTTTAAATATGAAATATATAAAAAAATTTATAGAGAAGATTAATAAAAAAATTGATAGTTTTTTTGATAACCTCTTTCCATTCTAATGACAATCACAACAAGAACGACTGAACTAGAAGCAGTCAACACAATTTTAAGTACTATTGGAGAAGCTCCATTATCAACCTTAACAGGGTCTTTACCTGTAGATGGTACAACAGCAAAGAATATTCTAAATGAAATAAGTAGAGAAGTTCAATCAGCAGGTTGGCACTTCAACACACAATACAAAGTAGATTTAACTAGAGATACAGATAACAAAGTTCCAGTAGGAACAGATGTTGTAAGAGTACAGTTAAATGACAAGTACGATAAATCTTCTTATGATGTAGTACAAAGAGGAAGCTATCTTTTTAATTTAGCAAAAAATTCAAATATATTTGACCAAGATTTTACAGAAAATACTTTAATATATCTTTTAGGTTTTGATGACATACCTGAACAAGCAAGAAGATATATTACAATTAGAAGTGCTAGAGTTTTCCACGACAGAACTTTAGGTGCAAACACTTTACATAAATTTTCTTCAGAAGATGAAGCAAGAAGTCTAGCTGTTATGAAACAAGCAGAAATGCAAACAGGGGACAACACAATCTTTGATAATTATTTACAAGCGTACACAGTCAATAGATAATGCCACTTATATCAAGAACCATACCAAACTTGGTTCAGGGAGTAAGTCAGCAACCAGAAATTTTAAGATTAAATTCCCAAGCCACATCTCAGGTTAATGGATTTTCTAGTGTTGTTGAGGGTCTCAAAAAAAGACCACCAACTAATTACCTAGCAACAATTTCAACATCAGCATTAAACAATGCTTCTATTCATACAATCAATAGAGATGTGAATGAGAGATATATTGTAATTATTACTAATGGAGCAATCCAAGTTAAAACAATAGCAGGAGCAACTAAATCAGTTGTGATGCAGACAAACGCATCTAACTATTTATCTTCATCAGACCCTAGAGGGGATTTTGTAGCTGTAACTGTTGCTGATTTTACCTATATTTTAAACAAGACCAAAGTCTCTGCTATGGCTTCAACTACAAGTACAGCTAAAGTAGAACAAGCTATTTATTCAGTATTACAGGGAGTTAATTCAACAAAGTACACAATTACTATTGATGGAGCTGTTAAATCATTCACAAGTTCAAACACAGACACAGAAGCTATTAGAAATGGTCTGAAGTCTGCATGTGGAAGTATATCAAATATTACATTTGCAAATGTAGGAACTTCAAGTTTCTCAATAATTAAATCAAGTGGAACTTTAGCAGTAAGTGCCAGTGATGGTTATGGAGATGATGCTTCACAAGTGGTTGCATCTAAAGTTCAGAATTTTTCCGATTTGCCCAGTCCTGCAATTAACGACATGGTCGTAGAAATCACAGGAGACGCAACAAACTCATTTGATAACTACTATGTAAAATATAGTAGCTCAGATGATGTTTGGGAAGAAACAATAGCACCTTCAACTAAAACAACTCTTAATAAAGATTTGATGCCACATGTTTTAATTAGAACAGCAGATGGTAATTTTAGATTTACACAAGTTGATGGAACAACATATACGCTGTCAGGTACAGATTACACTACACCAGAATGGGGATTAAGAGTTTGTGGAGATATTAAATCTGCACCAGACCCAAGTTTTATAGGTAAGAAGATAAATGATATTTTCTTTCATAGAAATAGATTAGGATTTTTAGCAGATGAAAATGTTATCATGTCTAGAAGTGGAGAGTTTTTTCAATTCTTTCCTGAAACAGTTACAGACAGTTTAGATACAGACCCAGTAGATGTAGCATCAACAGCAAAAAAAGTTTCTATTTTAAGAAGTGCAATTTCTTTTGATGAAGATTTATTATTATTTACAGACCAAACACAATTCATGCTTACAGGTGGAACTACATTAACAGCAGGAAATGTTTCAATTAATACTTCAACAGAGTATGAAACTTCAACTGGTTGTAAACCTATAGGAGCAGGTAGTAATGTATTCTTTCCTTTTAACAAAGGTAGCTATACAGGAATTAGAGAATTTTTTGTTAAAGACGATACAGGAACTAAACAAGCAGATGATACAACAGCGAATATTCCAAAGTATATTCCATCAGGTGTTTTTAAATTAGCTTCTGCAACAAATGAAAATATTTTAGTAGCTTTATCTTCTGACACAACAAAACATAATTGTTTGTATGTTTATCAATATTATTTACAAGATGGTAGAAGACTACAAAGTGCATGGCACAAATGGGATTTTGGAACTTCAAGTACAGATAAAATTCTAAATATAGATTTTATAGAAAACACTTTATATATAGTTAATCAAAGAGGAGCTAATGTCTTCCTAGAAAGTTTAGACATATCTCCTGCAGTAGTAGATGTAGGTGCAACTTACTTAACTTATTTAGATAGAAAATTTAAAGATGACGATACAGGAGTGTCTTCTTCATTTAATGCAGGAACAAACAGAACTACATTCACTATTCCTTATACAAAAACTAATACAATGAAAGTTGTAGGTCGTGTTGGTGGAAGTAATACAGCAGGACAAGAAATATCTACTGTTTCACAATCTGGTACATCTATCGTAGTAGCAGGTAATTTAACTAGTGCTAATCTATGGTTTGGAGAACAATATGAATTTTCATTTCAATTTTCTCAACAATTTATTCAAATAGCAGACAGTGGTGGTTCTAGAATTTCAGTAAGAGAAGGAAGATTACAGATAAGAAACTGGAATGTTTCCTATAACGATACTGGCTATTTCACTTCAGAAGTAGTGCCTGTAGGTAGAAGTACTTCAACTGCATCATTTACAGGAACAACAACAGGTTCAGGTGCATTGGGTACAGTTAATTTATCTGATGGCGATTTCACTTTCGCAGTTCAATCAGAGAACGACAAGCTAACTATAACTTTAAAAAACGATAGCCATTTACCTTCAAATTTTATTAACGCAAACTGGCAAGGCTATTATGTTACAGCATCATCAAGAGAGTAATCATTTTAGATTATCAACTCTAGAAGACATTAAGTATTTAGCACCAAGATTAAGATACGAAGACAAAAGAGAAATTTTAGCAAATAGTGGTTTAGCACCTTATGAAGCATTATATTTTAGTTATAGATATGCAGACATTTCTTTTACAATAGTAAACAAACAAAATGAACCTGTAGCAATATTTGGAATTAATGATGCAGGTAATAATGTTGGAGCTATATGGTTATTAGCAACAGACAAATTAAAAGATATTCAATATTCCTTTTTAAGAGAAAATAAAAAAGTTATAGATTTTCTAAATACTAAATACAAAATTTTATGGAACTTTGTGGATTGTAGAAATTCACTACACATCAAATGGTTAAAGTGGTGTGGTTTCAAATTTATTAACAAACAAAACTATGGAGTTTTAAATGAACCCTTTTATGAGTTCATCAGAATATAATTATGTGTGACCCAGTAACAATGGCAGTGGTATCAGTTGCAAATGCAGGTATGCAATACAAACAGCAGAAAGCACAAGCAAAAGCTAGATACGCCCAACAAAAAAGACAAAACGAATTAGCAAAGAAAAATGCTCAACAGCGTTATGCGTCAGCAGGTTTAAAAATTAGACAAGAATTAAAAAAGTCAGCACAAGCAGATTTAAGAGGAACTTTAAAAGCTAGAAAAGCTAGAGCTACATATATTGCAGGAGCAGGAGATGCAGGTGGATTAGCTATATCAGGTTCTACAAATGCTTTATTAGCAAACTACTACAGAACTGAAGGTAACTACAAAACAGCTATTCAAAACAATATGGGTATAAATATTTCACAGTACGAAAGAAATTTAGAAGCAATACAATTTGGTCAAGAAAGCCAATCAACTTATTTAACACCACCAGATAGTAAAATGTTATTTGCTACACAAGCATTTAATGTTGCCAACACTTACATGTCTTTAGAATTTCAAAGACAAAACGCAGGGCTACAAACTAGAAAAGAAAAGAAGCAACAAACAAATAGCGTAAGCCAAACTTATAAAGATGGATATATTTAATGGCTAAAAGAGAAAGACGAAACCCAGAGTTAAATCTGCAACCTGAAGAACAGAAAGTTTTATCACAAGACTTCAACTTATTTTATGTTCCACAGGAAGCTCCATTACCTTCAGGTGTAAAAGAGTTTACAGCTTCATTAGATAACTTTGTTAATGGTGGCTTGACGAAAGCATCTCTTGGTAAAGAAGTTAAAATGAAGAAGTCTGAAAGAGCTAAAGCATTACTAGATTATAATGAATTGAAGGGTAAGTTTAGAGATGCAGTTAAAAATGGAGAAATTGATAAAACTGCTAATCCTTATTACCTAGAGAAATACAAAGAATTAACGCTTAATTCGTTTGCTAATCAATTTACTGAAAGAGCATTAGAAGCCTACGAAAACAGTGGAATTAAGAAAGATATTTCAGAAGGTGCTTTTGAGAAGTTTTATAAAGAAAATCTACTAAAGTTTGTAAAAGAAAAAGAATTAGGTTTTTTTACACCAGAAGAATTAGAAAAGAGCTTCTTCCAAAATACATCACAATACAGACAGCAATTAGAAGCTAGACATAAACAAAACTTACTTAATGAATTTAATGCAGATTTTGACAATAAAATTAAAGATAGAATTGTAGGAACTATAGAGACCTACAAAAACTTTGACACAGAGCTATTGTCAGAAGCAGAAATTCAAAGTGGTGTAACTAAATGGGATAAGATTTCTGAAACTTTACAAAAAGAAATATCAGATTTATTTGAAGTAACTGGAAATGGTAGAGATGTCATAGATACAATCTTTGATGGGATAGAACTTTATATAACTTCAACAGATGATTATGAGTTTGCTCTACAAGTAATTCAAGAAATTCCACAACTATTAGAAGGTGGTACTGGTTCAATCGCAGATATTGGTAGACTTAAAAACAGAAGACAAGAATTAAGAGATTTACTTATTGCTAAACAAAATGAGAAATTAAATGAAGAAGTTAAGTTTGATGCAAACAAAGATAAGATGACAACTATTCAAACTCATAACTTTTTAGAATTAGAATTAAAAAAGAACCCTCAATTTAGTATAAGCCAATGGACTAATGACAAATCAAGAAGTGATGCTGAAAGAATTGCAGGAGAACAATATAAAAAAAGTTTAGATTTTGATGGTGGTAATTCAGATGATGGAGATATTATTAAAAGAATAGAACAACATCTTGTTAATAGAGAATATAAAGAAGCATCAGATTTAGCTTTTGAAGCATTAGAAAGTGGAGACATAAGAAAACAAACTTATCAATCTTATAAATCTACAGTTATTCCTAATTCACAACTTTTAGAAGGAAATGTTTACTTTGATGATTTATATATTTCAGGAGCTTTTAGTGCTTTTGATGATGTTATTTCTTCAGGAAAAATGGGTGGAAGTGTAACCCAAGCAATTACAGTTAGAGCTTTTATGAGAAAAAGACTTTTAGCTTGGCTAGATGAAAATCTTAACAATCCAAAATATGAAGGCAATGAAACTTTAAGACAAGAAGATTTTAATGCACAGTTTGACAGACAAATTACCTTAATCAAGAAAACTGGAAAATATGATGTTTTATTTGGTAAAGGTCAGTTTGAACTTACAGGTAAATCTTCAGTTAAAATATTAGAAGAACAAACAAACAAAGTCGTAGAAGAAATAAAAACTAAAAGTGATACTGGACAAAAAATAGTAGACCAAATTAAAGACTTAACAGGACTTAGTGATGTTCAGTTCTTAGACAAATATAAAATATCAAAAGCACAATTTAAAAAGGAGAACCAACTATAATGCAATTAGAGTTACCTAATGGTCAATTTGTAGAAGTTGATGAAAATATCTCTGAAGAAGAAAAACAGAAGATAATTAATACAATTACCAACAATTCTAACTTCAAAGCAGAAGAAGCTCAAAAAGTAGAAGATGGTCAAGAAAGTTCAGGAGCTATTGGCGATTGGAGACCTGAAGGTTCAGCTACAAGTTGGTTGTTTGATAATGGAGTAGTTGCACCATACGAAGGTACTAGAAAAGCCTTAAATAGTGGAAGTAGTCTTATAGAGGGATTAGGGGACACTTTAGGAGAAAAGACTAATTTTGGTGGCTTCAGATATGGTAGCGAAGCATCAAATGGTATGATGGAATATATTCCTTATGATGAAGCAGTCAAATTAGGAAATGTTAAAGGTATCTTATCTCCACTTACAGGAAACATAGGTAAAAAAGATTATAGCAAGATTAAAGGTATCTTCTATGACCCAGACAAGATTAATCCTGAAGACAACACTGAAAGTTTAACAGCTAGTTTTGTAGAAGGTGGAGTTCAATTCGTAGTAGGTTGGATAACTGGTGGTAAGATTTTAAAAGGTCTTGGTGTTGGTAAACAAGTTACTAGAACAGGACAATTTACTAAAGCAACAGCACAAGGTGCAATAGCAGACTTTATAGGTTTTGATGAACTGTCAGGAAGATTGACAGATATGGTTGTAGAACATTCTCCTGAAATGGCAGACACTTGGTTAGGTTATTTGCAATCAGATGCAAATGATACTTGGTGGGAAGCTAGAATGAAAAACACTATTGAAGGTGCAGGTATAGGTGCTTTTGCAGATGTAATCATGGCAGGTCTAAGAGTTTCCAAAGGCTATATTTCTAATAACATTGATGAAAAATTAATTGCTAATGATATTAAAATTATAGAGGAAGCAAAGATAGGTATTTCTAATTCACAAAAACTTTTAGATAACGCTACGACTATTGGCGATAAGATGAAAATTTTAAGTGATGCTGTAGAAAATACTAAAAGTAAACCTAAATCAAAAATTTCAAAAGAGAAAAGAATTATTCTCTACAACAAAATTGCAAGTGATGACTTAAATGTTAATTACGACAAATGGAAAAAAGGAGAACTAGATGCAGAGGAAGCATTTAGCATACCACATAACTTCTTAAACATAGATGTTATGGAAAGTGGAATTGTAACTAAGAGTTTTATTCAAACAGTTAAAGCAATGCACGAAGCTGTTTATTCAGGTTTCAGTAAAGTAGATGGACAATTTAGTGATGAAGTAATTAAAAGAAAAGCCATTAAAGATTATGGTGGAGATATTAATAAAATTTATCAAGACTTTGGTTCATTAAGTAAAGGTACTAAAAATGTATCTTCATTAATTTATGCACATGAAATGATGCTTCATTCATTAATTAAAGCCTTACCTGCATTTCAAAGACAAGTTAAAATGAAAGTAGGAACTAGAACACAAGCAGATGTTGATGATACTTTAAATTACATCTTAGGAATGATGAAACATAAAATGAATTATGGTTCAACAACTGGTGGTAATTTTAGAACTTTAGGAATAGTTAAAAAAGAATTAGCAGACAGCACACTAGTGTCAGACAATTTAGAAAGTGCTTTAAGAGAGTATGAAGAATTTGGTAATATAGCAGGTAAAGAAATTAAAGGTGCTAAGGAAAAGTTAATGCAAAAATTAACTGATTTAGACAGACCTGATGTAACAAGACAAATATTAGACTTCGTTGGTAAAAATCAAACTTGGGAAGTTCTTAATGAAATATGGATTAATGCACTTTTATCTAATCCTAAAACTCAATTTGTTAATGCTATTGGTAATGGAATTACTGCACTAGCTAGACCTATTGAAGATAAAATGGGTGCAGATATATCAGCATTGTTATCAGGCAAAGATATAGGCAGAGTAACAAAATATAATCAATTATCACAAGAAGCAGGTTCTACATTCGCAGGACTATTTAGATATATGGGCGAAGCTCTAAAAATGGGTGGTAAAGCCTTTAGACGAGGAGAGTTAATTTTAGAAGGTAAAGAAGGAATGTCTAAAATTGATACTGGTGGAAACAAAGCAACAGGTACAGGAGCTTTTGGCGAAACAGTTCGTTTACCATCAAGAGCATTGAACGCAGGAGATGAAGCATTTAAACAAGTTAATTATCGTTCTAAACTAGAAGCGATTGCTACAAGAAAAGCACAAGAGCTAGGTTTAAAAGGAAAAGAATTTAATGACTTTGTAGAAAAATATTACAAAGATGGTTTTGATGAGTTTGGTAGAGGGCTTGATGAAGAAGCATTAGCTTATGCAAGAGAAGCTACTTACACAAATGAACTAACAGGTTTTACTAAAAGATTTCAAGAAGCAGTAAATACATATCCAGTTTTAAAACAACTGTTTCCATTTATTAGAACACCATTTCAATTAGCTAAATCAGTAGTGGACAGAAGTCCAATACCATTACCTTACAGATGGAAACATGTTTTAGGTCAAAGTAACGACCCAAAAATGATTGCAAAAGCAAGAGGTCAAATGGCAATGGGAACAATGTTATTTAGTTCAGCATTTATATTTGAAAAAATGGGAATGATGAGTTCAGCAACAAATAAAGTTGATGACATAGAAACAGGTAAAGGCAGAATTTTAGATAAATATACAGATAGTGAATTAATGAGATTTAAAAAATCTGAACTAAATTTTAAACCTTATTCATTTATAATTAATGGAGTTCAAATACCATTTGGTAGATTAGACCCTTATGGAGCTTTCTTTGGTATCGTTGCAGATATTTCTACGAACTATCAAAAATTGACACAAAAAGAAATTGAAAGATTAGGTGCAGACATGCAGTTGTTTTTATTTAATCAATCAGAAAACAATCCTATATCAATGGGAGATAAAAGTTTAATTGCAGGTAAAGCAGTATTTGGTGCATTAAAAGATAATATTTTAAGTAAAACATATTTACAAACAGTGCATGAAATTGTGGAAGCTGTTTATAGTCAAGATGACAGAGCAGTTAAAAGATACTTTACTAATAAAATAGGAAGTTATTATCCAAATGTTTTATCTAAAATTCTTAACGATAAGTATTTAAGAGATGCAACTACATTCATGGAACAAGTTAAGAAAAGAACTGGTATGGGCGACCCTGCAGAACCTAAGTTTAATTTTATGGGTAATCCTCATTTTAATAAAGAAGGAAATATTGAAAGATTATTTAATAATTTAATCTCTCCAATTACAGCAACACCTTTAGAAGAAGGAAGAATTGTTGCAGAAGAAATTTTAAGATTAGGTAAAGCACCAGAAAATTTAAAGAAGTATCAAAATAATGTTGATTACACAGAATATGAATACAAAGGTAAATCAGCTTACTGGAGACTTAATACTTTACTAAGTGAAACTTTAATTGAAGACATGACTTTAGAACAAAAACTAGAGCAAGTTATTCAATCAGAAGAATATCAAGGACTAACTGCACCACTTAAAACAGATAAAGGAATTTCTGATGTGGGTGGAAAGTACACAAGAATAGCACAAGTTTATGCAGAGTATAAAACAAAAGCTGAAGCAAAATTCAGAACAGAGTGGGCATTGTTTAAACATAAAGACGACAAAAACAGAAACTTAACAATAGATATTGGTAAGCAAAATATTAACAAATCAGCAATCACTAATGAGAATAGAACAAACAAGTCTCTAAAAGAGACTTTACAAATTTTAAGGAATTATTAATAAATGTCATATCTAGCACAAGTAACCTATACAGGTAATGGAAGTACAACAGGCTACGCTTTACCATTTTCGTATATTGCCAGTTCACATGTAAAAGCATTTATAAACAATGTATCAAATACAGCATTTACTATTTCAGGAAGTACATTAACATTTACTTCTGCACCTGCTAACTCAGCAGTTATTAGATTAGAAAGACAAACACCTACAGATGCAAGATTAGTTGATTTCACAGATGGTTCAGTTTTAACTGAAGCTGACTTAGACCAATCAGCAGACCAAAACTTTTTTATAGCACAAGAAACATCAGACAGTAACCAGTCAGCAATGACTATAGGTACAGATGATAAGTTTGATGCTCAATCTAAAGTAATTAAGAATGTAGCAAATCCTACTAATAATAATGATGCAGTTAATAAAACTTATTTAGAAAACACTTGGTTATCGACAGCTAACAAAACAGCTTTAACAACTGTAGCTTCAAATATTTCATCAATTAATACTGTCAATTCAAATGCTAGTAATATTAATTCTGTAAACTCAAATGCTTCAAACATTAATACAGTTGCAGGTTCTATAGCTAATGTAAACACAGTAGCAGGAGATATTGCAAAAGTAATTGCAGTAGCAAATGATTTAGCAGAAGCAGTTAGTGAAGTAGAAACAGTTGCAGATGATTTAAATGAAAGTACTTCAGAAATTCATACAGTTGGAACTAATATTGCTAATGTAAATATAGTTGGACTAGCTATTGCAAATGTAAATACAGTAGCAGGTTTAAGTTCAGCGATTGGTACAGTAAATGGAAATGCTTCCAATATAAATACAGTAGCAGGAAATAATTCAAATATTAATACTGTAGCAGGAGCAAATTCAAACATAACAGCAGTTGCAGGTATTGCTTCTGATATATCTGCAGTAGAAAATATAAAAGCTAATGTAACTACAGTTGCAGGAATGTCTTCAGCAATTAATACTGTAAATGGTAATTCAACAAATATAAATGCAGTAGGTGGTGCAATAGCAAATATTAATACAGTTGCAGGTGCTAACTCTAATATTTCTACAGTTGTAACTAATTTAGCTTCAATAAATAACTTTGCTAATATTTATAGAATTTCAAGTTCAGCACCAACTAGTTCACTTAATACTGGAGATTTATGGTGGGACAGTACAAACAATATTTTAAAAGTTTATGGTGCTTCAGGCTTCCAGTCTGCAGGTAGTTCTATTAATGGAACTTCAGCTAGATTTAAATATGTAGCAACAAATAACCAAACAACTTTTTCAGGTTCAGATGCAAGTAGTAATACTTTAGCTTATGACCCTTTATATTTAGATGTATATTTAAATGGTGTTCACTTAGACCCTACAGATTTTACAGCTTCAACTGGTTCTTCAATAGTATTAGC